GGGCCGGGAAACATCACCGGCGCATTGGCATTGCCGGGCGACACGTTGTAATTGCCCGCATAGCCGGAAGACGGTTGGCTGTTGTACAGCACATTACTTGAGACCGATTGCAAGAATTCTTCGGCGACAATCGCCAGATTGCCGTCCGCATCTTCATCGACCGATAAAATACGCACCGGAAAATTCGACAACTCCAGCCACGCATCCGAAATCTCGATGATGTCCATCGGCTCCAACAGGCAATATCGCCAGCCCAGTGTGAACGCATATTGATTGCGGATATATAAGCCGCGTTGCATCATCCGCTGCGCCGCCGCTTGCGCTACATTGGGGTCGGCGATGCAATGCGCGGTGAACATTTGCGCCGGACGCGCACCATACTTGGAAACCGATCCGGCATCATAGGCGTTGGCCGGTTGCAAATTATATTGATTGGCGCGATTGACGAATTCCAGCGAAAAACTGTTATACGCATCGGCTTGATCGGCACGTGTGCATACCACAGGATCGGTCGAACTATCGTAAATGAAATCGTCGTCATCCAACGAATACAGCACTTGGTTGTTCGGCGTGTAAGTCACACCGTAATTGGAAGCCGTTGTGTCGTCATAAGGCACGACTTTCAATACGCCTTCCGACATGAAGGCCTCGCAATTGGCGACGGTGAAAATCTCCGTCAACATATTCGCCGCCGAATCTTGCGCGACGTATGCGGGGCTGATGAAGATGCCGTTGGCGATGCAATAATCGGAAAACTGCGTGAATGAACCCAGCATTGAAGTTGGGAAGCCGGCGCCGTAGGTTGGATTAGTCAACAAATCGGCAACGACCACCGCCGGATTTTCATCGATCACGCTTTGGCCGAATTGGAAGTTGCTAAACACCTCGAAATTAAACGCCGGCAACGAGGCTGAACTATCCAAAGCCACTGTGGCACCGGCAACGTAGGCCGTGCTGTTATAAGCTAGCGCTTCCGATGCTTCAAACGTGATTTGCCAACCCCAGGGCGTTTGTGGATTTGCTCCATTAAACAAACTGAGGCCGAGCGGACTGGAGCCGCTATTTAATCCCGTATAGATCGACTGCCCGGCCCACACCTGGCCGATGCTTTGAATCGGTCCTTCGCAGAGGCCAATCTGCACCGCTGCCGTATAGGTATAGGTGGTCGGTCCATTGTTGGATCCGCCGCCGCCCTTGCCGCCGGATGAGGAATTGCTATTGTTAGCGGTGCTGATGAAGTTCCCATACCACATCAAATTGCCAGCGACCCGATTGGTGCCATACACCAAATTGACGACCGCGCCATAGACGGATTGCTGCACATTGATGCCGCTGACCGCCGTATTGGTATTGGCTGCGGTTTGATTACCGCCGAATAAGCCCGACATTAGATTTTCCCTTCAGGCCATAGAGTAAAGAAACGTGGAATGCGATGCGCCAAATCGCCGATCGTGCCGTCACCCAACACGCACATGCACTCCGGACGATACGCATGAATAATCTGCGGCCATTCGACCACGATGCCACCATGCGAGATACAGCGCCCGAATTGCCACACCACGATATCGCCGGGTTGCGGCGTAGCGGTCTTCACCGCAAATTTCTTGACCCATCCGAGGTAGCGCTCTTCTTCCCGATGCAACATCCAGTCGGCCGGATAGTCGCCGGTTTCAAACGGCTCCACCAAACCGCAAGCTGCATATACCGCCACCAGCAATTGGCCGCAATCGACGCCTGCGCCTTTTACCTGCGCGCGATGGTGGTAAGGCGTGCCCAGCCACTTGCGCGCCTCTGCGACCACCGCTGCGCGTTGCGCGCGCTCATGCCCGATTTCTTGATTATGGTTTGTCATGCTGCAGTTTCCGGTACTGGAACATAAGGAAAGCCCCTGAAGTTCACGACGTTATTGAATTTGCCGGTGCAAGTTGCTTGCGTGTGATCGCAACCTGGATACGCAGTAAATGGGTCGCCGCCAACCGGGATAAAAGGCAATGGACTTGTCAAGGTAAAGGTCCATACCGAGCCGACGTGGGTGCCACTCTTGATAGTGCGCACATAGCCGGAATTCGCACCGCCGGAAAACGATATATAGCCATTGTCGAACCAAGGCGCATTCAATCCTGAGATCGATGCGGTGAAAACCGTGGTCGATGAGGCTGCAGCAACTTCCGTCGCGCTCGCAAAATTCGCCTTGATCAACTTGCAGCCGGTAGGCGCTTGGCCTTGCTGCAGCATGTCGTCATCGAATAACGTATGCAGGCATGAAGGCTGATACATATTGCGCGGCAGTTGCACGTTCAACAGCACCAACTCGTTGGCAACTGTTAAAGTCGCTTCACTACGCCCGGCTGTCACTGTCGTCAAGCGGCCGGAAAAAATCGACACCGATCCGGCGGCGGTTACTCCGGGCGCGGCCATAAAGACGCGATCGATCTTGATCTGCGCAGAGTCAAGCAAGCCGTTTTTGATTTGCGCCATCACCGGCAAGCCAAGCATCAAATTTTGCGGCTGCGCATAGAGCGTAATTGTCATGCTATCGACGTTGACGCCTATCTTGCAGCTCGATTTGGTGCGTGTAAATTGCACGTCGCCACTCAAATACGTATTGCCGTTCACCACCAAATCATGTTCCCAATTGCAGTAATACAAGGAGCCGCCACTGACCAGATTGATGGTCAATAGATCGGCCATCAGAAAGGTTTGGCTGTTCAAGAGCGCGATTAATGCGGGACTGGCATTTTTCATTGCGTTACCTCGGCTATGTCGGATGCATCAGAGTTCGTTGCCAATGCCTTAGCAACGGCGGCGGCTACGGCATCATTGAAATCGCGCGTCCATTGCGCTTGCGCTTCTTGATGCGCTTGTTGCAGCTGTATCGTCGCCTCATGGTGCGCGCGCGTTGTTTTCGCTTGTTGCGCTTGATAATCCCGATGCAGCTTGTCCATAGTTTCGTTATGCGCGGCATGGGCAGCGTTGATGTGTTCGCAAATGCCGTTGTGGGTTTCGATGCGCGCTTGCTGCACGGCGGCGGCTAATTCTGCTTCGGAGTAGATTTTGGTTTCTGAGTTCATTTGGAATTCTTCAGTATAGGGTGGACCGATATGCCGCCTTCATTCCCTCCCCCATGCAGGGGGAGGGTTAGGGAGGGGGTAGTGCGTTCGAGAAGTGACATGCGGTATTTCAAACGCACTACCCCCATCCCAACCTTCCCCCTGCAAGGGGGAAGGAGCAGTCCTGCCGCCTTGGACGACCCATGATTTATTAACGGCTTTGAGGCGCTCACAATTAAGCCTCCGGATTTGCTACTTGGCTATTTAACCGTAATCATTTCAAGCTTATTGAGCGACCAAAGCTGATACATAAAATTTTCAAATTCCACACTATCGGATTGAAAGCGGCAACGAAACATATACTGCCCCGACCAGGTCAGCGCCGCTCCCAACATCGGCGGTGTCGAAAACGTAATCGTCGTTAAATTGCCGACGCCTAAACTCACCGTGTAATTCGTCACTGTGCTGCCACCCACCTGGATCGTAAAATTTTGATTGGTGTTCAATAACACGGGATCAAATGCAGCCGGACCGGAACCGTTGCCGAAGCTGCCGCCGAGCGGGCGGGTTAAGATGAATGCCGTCGTCGCTCCGTCGCCGGTGCCGAAATTCGCATTGGTGGCGAGATTGTCGGACGGATCGATATAAAAGAAGTCTTGAAACGAGCCTTGCATGTTATTGAAAAATCCCATCAGGTTTTGCAAGTCTTGCTTGACTCCGGCATTCAACACCTCATACATCAATGTGAATTTGTAACGACAATTCTGGTAATACGAAGCCCGCAATTCCCGCCCACTCACTGCGGTTTGCACCTTGGTATTCCACACCGGCGTCTTGGTCGTAGACCAGCCCTGCCCGCTCAAGGCGGGAAAAAACAAGCCGCTGCCACTCATTGCGTAAAGTTCCTTCTCTGTTTGCGGATCACATCCATCAAGGCCGTGCCGTTGTTTTCAAATAGACGTTTGACACTTTGCGCATCCATCGCATGCACATGCAAATTAACGTTGCCACCGCCGCCACCCTTGCCGTTGGCCATGTCGCGCACGGCATCGGCTTGCTTGGCGGGCAGCACCATTTCCTTTTCATGCAATTGCGTGACTGGATTGACGCCCGCCGGAATATCGAATCCGCCTTCGGCGGAAAATGCCGCCGCCGACGCGTACATCGCCGCACCGAAAGCCGGAGCTCCGACATCTACCGGCCAGGGGGCCGCAGCAAAGGACGCCACACCCGCTGCACCAGCTACGCCGGCCCACGCTTCTACCGATAACTCAGCCGCCGCCTCGTTGGCCGCGCCTACAGTAGTAGCGTCGGTTGCTTGCGCGGTGCTGGTCGTTTCGGAACCGGCAGTTTGTTGCCCAAAGCCGAACATAATCTTGGCTTGCTTGACCGCCTCCTTCGCCATTTCTCCTGCATAAAATTCGATGACCGAATTCAATACCGACGTCAACATCGATTTAGCGGCTTG